TAATACTGACACCGTTGTTGTTGGTAACATGGGTAGCAGTCAACGCTTCGATTATACCTGTTTGGGCGACGGTGTCAATTTGGCAAGCCGTCTCGAAGGGCAGTCAAAACCGTATGGCGTCAAAATTATTATTGGACCAAAAACCGCCGAGTATGTAAAAGACGAATTTCCTGTACTTGAATTAGACTTGTTAGCAGTAAAAGGCAAGACTGAGCCTGTTCGTATCTATACAGTTGAGCCATATAATGATCCAGGCATGGCGTATATACACGAAAACTTTCTTACTCAGTATCGTGCAGGAAACTGGAAAACAGCTAAAAATCTTATCCCCGGTCTTCAGGCTGCATGGGATGGAAAAATGTCCAAATACTATGATGCAATGTTGGAAAGAATGGAGGGCGACCCTCCTACCAATTGGGATGGAGTTTATAGAGCTACATCTAAATAAATTATTTGGGACAGCTTTACTGTCTTAAATATCACACTGGCTTGAGAAAGTCAGGTTTTAACTAAAAGGAAAGAAAACATGAATAAGTTAATCGCAATCGCAGCAGCAATGGGTCTGGGACTTGTTTCCCTATCCGCAATGGCAGGAGATGTCAGTGCAGAGTTTAGATGGGGTGACAAGGTTGCTCAGTACAAAGTTGAAGTTGGTGAAACAGTTAACACTGCTGTAACTAAGGTCAAATTGACAGGGGAACTTGAAACTGAACAGGCATTCCACAATGGAATGGTAAAGAGCCTTATCAGCGTAGGGGCTAGTGTCCCGGTTTCAGTTGTTGGGTTTGATGTCACCCCATTCGCACAGATTGGCGACAAGTTACAACCTAATGACACTAATAATCCTTTCTATGGTGTAGGTTTTAAAGTTTCACATCGAGTCTTTGGACCCGTGAGTGCTGAAGTCGCTTATCGTTATCGCGGGGATCTAAATGGTGACCCGATGTCCGAGAGTCGATATACTGCCGCAGTAAAGTATGAATTGAGTGCCAAGAATTCATTTGGCATGCAGTTGCATAACTATACCGGGACTTTAGTCGATCATCGATATGGTGTGAATTTTACTCACAAGTTCTGATTTAGAACTGTAATGTAAAAGAAAGCGGCAGAGTTAATCTCTGCCGTTTTTGTTAGTGGCCTCAACAAGTAGTAAATACTTAGATGAGGATAGCACTTAGTCAACAAGTATTTTGTCACAATAATATTACCTATGATGCTACTGAGCATGGCTGGTACGACCTTCTTAAAAATCAAGAGTTATTCTTCGTCCCCAACAACATGACCCTAGACTTTGAAAAGCTAGCAGATTATGTCGATGTCTTTCTTATTACCGGCGGGGAAGACAGCGAAAAACGAAGAATCGTAGAGATTAAATTCGCTACTGCTATGATGCAGCGTAATAAACCAGTGATCGGCATTTGTCACGGTGCGTTTCTAATCACTGAACTATTAGGTGGGATTATAGGAGACGTACAGGGGCATGCGGGAACTATTCATAATCTAATTTACGGTAAGAGGATGATAGCTGTAAACAGCTTTCATGATAAAGCAATAACCAAACTACACCCATCTGGAACGCCACTGTGCGTAGACGAACAGGGAAACGTGGAAGCATTTATTGACGGAAAGTTAGCCGGGGTTATGTGGCATCCAGAAAGAATGCCAGATCCATGGCTACCCCCTGAGATACTAGATCTGTTGGGTTAATTCTGCTGTCAAGATAAATACTCTAATGCGTAGCCATGAATTTATATCTGAGAATGAATCAGCCAAGAAGCTTGCTTCTTTGGCCAAAAACAATAAAGACGGTCTAGATATTCCTGCAGAAGTCAAGAAGTTTGCTGCTTGGGCAATGAAGAAAGTGCATTTAAAGAACCCAATCAATATCGAATTGAGCTACGATACAGAGGAAGCGCAAACTAATCACCACACCGGTAGCCACGTTGAGGGTGACCCTACTATCTGGGTGTATGCAAAGAATAGAAACCTAGTAGACATTCTTCGTACTGTATTCCATGAAATCGTACACTGCCGTCAAAGTGAATTAGGTATGATTAACCCGGGTGACAGCTATCCCGGAAGTCCAATTGAAGTTTTGGCAGATGCAGTAGCAGGTAAGTACATCAAGATTTACGGCAAACAGCATAGAGAAATCTTTCAATGAAGATATTTGAAGTAACACAACCATCTAATGATTTAGACGAGGGTTGGAAAGATTTAGCTGCTGCAGGAATAATAGGATTAGGATCCTTATCACCTATAAAAACAGCTACCTTATCCCACGACAGACCTCCAGTTACAGTTAGGCAACAGGAGACATTCAAGCCAATCAGCATCAACCCTAAAGTAGAAAAAGCACTTCATGCTATAGCAAAGCAATCTGGTATTGTAGGGACAGAACTAGCACAGTTCTTGGCACAAGTGAAACATGAGTCTTGGGATTTCAGTAAGATGGTCGAAAAAGTAAGTGGTAAGAAATATGATAAGAAGCACGACCCTCGCATTGCAAAAAAATTAGGCAATATCAAAGTGGGCGACGGTGAAAGATACAAAGGTCGAGGCTTCATAGGACTAACCGGTAGATATAATTATGACCAAGCAGGTAAGGCATTATCCTTACCGTTAGTAAAAGAGCCCGAACTAGCAGCGAATCCCGCAATTGCTGCTAAAATTGCAATTTGGTATTGGAAAACTAAAGTCCAACCTTATGTTGATGACTTTAACAATACCGCAGAAGTTACCAAAAAGATAAATCCAGGATTGAAGGGCTTACAAGATCGACAGCAAAACTTTCAGGCATACAAAGAAGTAATTCAATAACTATGAAAATCCTAGAATTCGCACAGCCTGTAAATGAAGCTACGATGAATCCGTCTGCCTTTGCCCAGTCACTTGAGCAAGGGCAACAACAGGGAGTTTTGGTAGGTTTTGAATTCGAAGTCTGCGTACCACGAGAAACGATCAAAAAAGTAACAAATGAAGACTGGACAACGACTTACCCAAAAAATTGGTACACGCAGTTTGATCCTGATGATGTGTGTAAACTTAAGAAGAAAGTAGAATTTGACGGTGAGAAATTTGACAACATGTATGCTTTGCGAGATGCTTACAATTTCTTTAAAGTTGTTAAAAATTTTGAAAAATTCTATAGGGCTCTTCCTAAAGAAACTCAGAACAAAATATTGCGCCGTGTGTCGGTTGAAAATAGGAAAAAGTTATTATTTGTAGACAACGAACCTGTGATAACTAGGAAAAGCGTTGCCTTTATTTTGCCGGCAGCTAGGGACTACTATTACCGTGCGTCTAATGAATGGCCCACCAACAAAGCTTTAATTAGTGCCAATGCGAGGATAGCCGCTGAGAAAACCTATGACAATTTGAAGAAATTGACTGATGCTGCTTTTGTCGGCGGCAGGACTTCTGCGTTTTGGAAAACATTGTTTGGAACTTCGGACATTGTCGAACTAGCAAAAAATCCTGCGTTGAAATTTGATGAAGATGCGTTTGTCGAAGATTATGATGACAATTATGATTATGATTACCGCGGTGCTATGCGATCATTGAAGCCAGCATTAGAGCAGTCATTCGGCGATGTAAAAGTTTTTACTAGTTATCATGAGAAGAAAAAAAATCTAACACATTGGTATATTGAACCAGATGGAAGCCTACACCCTGAATATGAAGACGGTGCAGCAGAGATTGTAAGTCCGCCGCTTCCAGTTAATCATGCAATGACCGCAGTGAATACATTTTATAGCATTGCTAAACAGTTAAATCTATATACTGGTGAAGAATATGGTACAGGATTTCATATTAATGTAAGTATTCCAACTAAGATAGATGTATTGAAGTTAGCGGTATTATTAGGTGATCAATATGTCCTACAAGCCTGGGGAAGAACAAACAACGAATACTCACCTAGCGCAATTGATAAGTTAAAGAATCGTATAAAAGCTGACGGGGGCGTAGATACTGACATTCGCGTACTCACTAGAATGATGGATAGCATAACTAGTGCACACTTTTCTAGTATCAGCTTTAACGGAAAATATGTCAGCTTTAGACAGGTCGGAGGAGACTATCTAAGTGATATGCCCGGTGTTATTAATGCCATTGGCAGATTCGTTCGGGCTATCACGATTGCGAGCGACCCCAATGCATATCAAGAAGACTACCTCAAGAAGCTTTATGCGATTATTCAATCAACTGTACCAAAGTCATCCAACGTAAGAACTACTGGATATGCTGAAGTTCTGAAGTTTAAAAATCAACCTATTCCAACTTTTGCTACGGTATACTACGCTGTAAGTAGACGCACTTTAGACAAGTTGACTGTTGACTTGTTTAATACTAGGCGTATTGATATAAGTAAACTTATAAACTCTTCACCAAACGAGAGTACTAAATCAGCCGCAGATCAACTCTATCAAGAAGTATTCAATCAGGTAAAAAATGAAACACAAAAACTGCTAACCAAGTATGGTATGGTAAGAGGTGCATTTATTTATAAACCAAACATAGAACCGTTAAGATTGGGAGCCCCGGTTAGCGCCATATATAAATTAAATGCGTTCGGTGACGATGTTAGAACTGGGTTGCAGTTTGATGGTAACGTAGTGTTTCAACCTGGCACACCTGCCCACACATACGTGTTCAACGCCATGCTAGACGATTATAAAGCAGCTTATAAAACAGTGAGGCAGCAAGCCAAACCTCTGCCACTACCCGCTGATCGCCCAATTCGTCGTCGTAGAACTACCCGTCGTTAATTACCCAATCGCTGCACAAAATCCTTGACTTCTTCACGCATCTATCTATAATAGATAGACAACAAGGAGTAATTATGTCTAATCGCACATTTAACAACGAAGCTAAGATCAAGCTAACACAGCTAATCAACGAAGGTCTTTCAGTCCTTCAAGAAGTAGAAACCCTTAATGGTGGACTAACTGACACTATCAAGGCTGTCGCCGAAGAACTTGAAATCAAGCCCTCTGTATTGAAGAAGGCAATCAAGGTCGCCCATAAGTCTCGTCTCGGTGAGACTAACAAGGAAAACGAAGAGCTGAATACTATTCTGGAGACTGTTGGTAAGACTCTATGAGTTATGTCGATGCTATTCACGACCGTGATAGCGACAGGATATTCGTAGTAGAACGTGACTCTGCGGGGATTCGTCGTTACAACGAATTCCCTGCCAACTATGTTTTCTATTATTCTGATCCAAAAGGTAAGCAGCGTTCTATCTTTGGAGATCCTGTAACAAGGTTCTCTACAAGAAAAAGAGCAGAGTTCCAGAAAGAAAAGCGTATTCACGGCAATAAGAAGATATTTGAATCCGATATCAATGCGGTATTCCGATGTCTGTCTGATAACTATCTGAAGGTTGAGCCTCCAAAGCTACATACTTGCTTTTTCGATATTGAAGTAGATTTCGACCCGGAACGGGGATTCAGTCCAACTGATGATCCATTCAATCCTGTAACAGCAATTTCTTTATACCTCGACTGGTTAGATCAGTTAATCACACTCGTTATACCTCCAAAGCACATGAGTGACGAAACTGCACAAGAACTAACTAAGGATTTTCCAAACTGTTTTTTATTCTGTAGTGAAATAGAAATGTTTGAAACATTCTTTCAGTTGATTGAAGATGCAGATGTTCTAACGGGCTGGAACTCAGAAGGGTACGATATCCCTTATACTGTCAATCGCGTTACTAGAATTATGAGTAAGGATGATACTCGTAAGTTCTGTCTATTAGGTAAATTACCAAAGCCAAGAACATATGAAAGATTCGGCAACGAAGAGCAGACATATGATCTAGTGGGTCGTATTCATATGGACTATTTGCAGTTGTATAAAAAGTACAACTACGAATCACGCCATAGCTATTCACTTGATGCAATCGGCGAAATGGAAGTTGGTGAGCGCAAGACTCAGTATGAAGGTAGTCTGGACCAGTTGTACAACAAGGACTTCAAGAAGTTTGTAGAGTACAACAGACAGGATACTATGCTCATGGTTAAGATTCATCGAAAGTTGAAGTTCCTCGATCTTGCTAATGCGCTAGCACATGAAAACACTGTTCTACTTCCCACTGTAATGGGTTCAGTAGCCATGATTGAAATGGCTATCTTCAATGAAGCGCATGAACGAGGCTTTGTTGTTCCAGACAAGCAAATAGTTCGTGACTATGGTTCGGATGATAGTGATAGTGATAATGATAGTGAGCAGCAAGCTGCCGGTGCGTATGTTGCGAATCCAAAAATGGGCATTCATGAATGGGTCGGCGCAGTTGATATCAACAGTCTGTATCCATCTGCAATTCGTGCATTGAATATGGCACCCGAGACTATCATAGGTCAGGTTCGCCAAACATTAACTGATCAGTATATGCACGATAAAAGCATTCGACTTGCTAAAGAAAAACGCAAGAAGAAAAATGGTGAAGATGCTGACGCAGTGACTGGTGCAATTCTATGGGAAGGTCTATTCGGCGCACTTGAGTATACTGCTATCATGAATCAAGAGCGTGGCACTACACTGACGGTTGATTTTGAAGATGGTCGTAGCCAAGAAATGTCTGCGGCTGAGATTTGGAAGTTTATCTTCGACAGCAACCGCCCTTATATGCTTTCCGCAAACGGTACTATCTTTACTTACGAGAAAGAAGGTATTATCCCTGGATTGCTCTCACGATGGTACTCTGAAAGAAAGTCCATTCAGAAGCAGGCTAAGGAAGCATATGGAACTGATATGTATGACTACTACGATAAGCGTCAGCTTGTTCGTAAGATTCTACTTAACTCAGCATATGGCGCACTTCTAAACGCACACTGCCGATTCTATGATAAGCGTATCGGTCAAAGTGTAACATTGAGTGGTCGTCAGATTGTCAAGCATATGATGAGCCAAATCAATGAAATCGTTGCAGGAGACTATCAACACGACGGTGATGCGATTGTATACGGTGATACTGACAGTTGCTACTTCTCAGCATATCCTACTCTCAGGGATCAGATTGAAAGGGGTGCCGTAGAGTGGTCTAAGGAAAACTGCATTGCATTGTATGATGAAATTGCAGATCAGACTAATCAAAGCTTCCCTGCATTCATGGAGAAGGCATTCCACTGCCCTAGAAAGAATGGAGAGATTATCAAGGCTGGTCGAGAATTGATTGGTGATCGTAGTCTGTTCATCACTAAGAAGCGTTATGCTATCAACATCTTTGATAAGGAGGGCAAGCGCAAGGACAACGATGGTAATGCTGGCGATATCAAGGCAATGGGTCTTGATCTAAAACGAGCAGATACGCCTAAGTATGTTCAAGAGTTTTTGATGAATCTTCTAAAGATGGTCATTCAGCAAGGCAAAAGCCGAGAGGATGTCATTGAAGCTATTCGTGACTTCAAGAACAAGATGTCTGAAATGGATAGTTGGACTAAGGGTAGCCCCAAGTCAGTTAACAAGCTTACCAAGCATACGCAAGTCTTTGAGAAGACAGGTAAATGCAGCGTGGGTCATGTTAGAGCAGCTATCAATTACAACTACCTACGAAAATTGAACAATGACCAATATAGTCAAAAGATCGTTGATGGTATGAAGGTAATTGTTTGCAGATTAAAGACCAATCCATTGGGATTTACTTCTGTTGCATACCCTACAGATGAACTTAGATTGCCTCAATGGTTCTGTGACTTGCCATTTGATGATGTTGAGATGGAGCGTATTCTCGTCGATGAGAAAGTTGATAACTTGATAGGAGTTCTCAACTGGAATATTCGTACAGATACAAACACCAATAGCACATTCGGAAATTTGTTTTCATTTGGCTAACAAGTTGATTGACAACGCAAAAAGTTCCACTATAATACACACTACAACTGCCTAAATATTTACACACAAAGGAAAATTATGAAAGATCATTTACTAGACTTAATTGAACACACACAGGGACTTGGAGTCATCGAGCTTATCAAGATCGTTGGCACTGATACCGAAACTAAGATTGCATCTGTCGCTGAAGACAAGTCTGTTATTTTGTTTGGCACTTTCAAGGCGCCAGTAGCAGAGTTCATCGGCACATTCGGAATGCCTAATCTATCTAAGCTAAAGACAATTCTTGGCTTTGACATCTACGATGAACATGCCGTCATCACTGTTACTCGCGGTAATCGAGAAGATCCAAATGCTCCTGCAGCAATTCACTTTGAAACTAAGTCTAAGGACTTTGTCAACGACTATCGTTTCATGGCTAAGAATGTTGTTGAAGACAAGATTAAGAACATCACATTTCAGGGTACTAAGTGGGATGTCGAGTTTGAACCTACAATTGCTGGTATTCAGAAGCTAAAGAAGCAAGCTTCAGCAAACGCAGAAGAAACTAATTTCAAGACAAAGACAGAGAATGGCGATCTAAAGATGTACTTCGGTGATCATTCTGGTCACTCTGGTAACTTTGTATTCCAGCCTAATGTCTCTGGCAATCTTACTCGCTCTTGGAACTGGCCTGTAAAGGTATTCTTGTCGATCATGGATCTTCCAGGAGACAAGACTGTTCGTTTCTCTGATGCAGGAGTTGCTGAAATCACCGTAGACAGTGGTATTGCTGTTTACAGTTACATGCTACCAGCACAGGCTAAGTAATACATGTTGGTCAGTCTAGTCCACAGTAGCCGGCATATTAATGTGAGTAGATCATCAACCTCAACTCCTGTCAGTACAAATGTTAATGCGCCCGGTAACGGTATGGTTAGATTTAACATGCTTTCGCAAGTCATTGAGTTTTATGATGGCTATAATTGGCAACGCATTCCTACAGAAGATATAAGTTTTGAACTTAATCCGACACCAAGTGATGCCTTAGAATGGGCTATTGCAAAGATGAATGAAGAGAAAAGACTAGAACAACTAGCAGAGACTAATTCTACCATTAAAGATCTTCTTGGTCAGAAAAAGTCACTAGATGAAAAGCTAAAGATGGTAGAGATTCTAACAAGAGGCAATACAGTTGGAGCAAGTTAATCTATCGCTAAGTCATAACCCTGATTGGGCATTGTTCTTGCCCGCAGTAAGTTCATTTTTTATTGCCGGCTTAGGTAAGCAGCGTGAAGGTGAAGATTACTTTGATCAGGCACGAATCCCCGCAGGGTTCAATGGTGACGTTGAGAAATTAAACTTTCTCAACAGTAAGGAAGGGCTATACACATACAAGTGGGGTCTGTATTCCGCTGGTCATGCTAACTTAGACATTACCGTAGACGACAATGCTGAATCTATTATTCGTAAGAGAGAGCCGGGTACATTTATGCTCGGAGATTCAGGCGGATTCCAGATTCTTAAGTGTCAGTGGCCAGCAGATTGGAAAGATCCTAACTGCCCACGTGCAATGAAGAAGCGGCAACAAGTGTTAAAGTGGATGGATGAGTACATGGACTATGGTATGTGCTTGGATATCCCATCACAGTCATTGACCACATATCACATCAAAGATCCTAAGACTGGTAAATCCGCACATGGTATTAGCACGATCAGCGAAGCAATCATAGCTACACATATCAACAATGAATACTTCATTGCTAACCGTGACGGACGCTGTAAGTTTCTAAATGTATTGCAGGGTCGCAATCATACACAGTCTGATGACTGGTACGAGGAGATGAAGAAGTACTGCGATACTACTATCTATGGTGATCGTGCATTCAATGGTTGGGCATTCGGTGGTCAGAACAAGATTGATGTTCACTTGATGCTAAAGCGACTAGTAGGAATCATACACGACGGGTACCTTGAAGAAGGTAAGCAGGATCTGATTCACTGTCTGGGTACTAGTATTTTGGAATATGCTGTACTGTTTACTGATATTCAGAAGGCTATTCGTAAGTATCATAACCCAAATCTACAAATTACTTTTGACTGTGCTAGCCCATTCTTTGCAGCAGCAAAGGGTCTTGCATACAACTATATTGGGCTTGAACACGATAAAAAGTGGACATACTCTATGGAAAAGACCGCTGAAAACAAGAACTATGCTAACGACACTCGTAAGCTTAGTGACGCGGTATTGCAAGATAAAGTGCATCAGGTATTCACAGACAGCCCAGTTACCGACCTACTATTGGTAAAGGACCTTTGTTACCGCGGCGTTGGTTTCTTGGGCGCACATGGTAAGGAGACTAAGACAAGTTGGGATACATTGTCATACACACTACTTCAAGCCCATAATGTCTATCAGCATATCTATGCTGTGCAGGAAGGCAATCGTAGATATGCACAGGGAATCAAGCCTAAGATGGTGTTGGACAAGTTTGATCACAGCACATTCGGTGATATAGTAGACGAAATTTTCTCATTGAAGGACCGACAAAAAAGCTTGGATCTAATTGAAAAGTACAGTAGCTTTTGGACACAGATGAAAGCTGGACAGGGATTCTCGGGTAAGAAAACTGTTAATGCTCACTCGCAGTTTGCAGTACACTTTACAGAAGAGAATACTGAGCCAGAAGTTGATGAAGAAATCGAAGATAGTGATGATGCAATCAACGAAGCCTTAACGGAGTAAGTAAAATGGAAGAACAAAGAAATCAGACATTAGCCGATCAGCGTCAGCGTAGCAAAAATTATGCAAAGAGAATGATTTGGGTTCGCTTCCAGCGCGAAGGTATTCATTGCTATCCAGCAGCAGCTACTGATCCTAAATTGAAAGATGTTAGCTTTTTGGCTAACCCACATCGTCATATGTTTCACTTTGAAGTGGCGATTCAAGTATTTCACAACGATAGGGATATTGAGTTCATTCAGGTCAAGCGTTGGCTAGAGAGTCTATATTCTGGCACACTTGAATTGAATTTCAAAAGTTGTGAAATGATTAGTGATGACCTTTATGAGGTTATTGCTAGTCGTTATCCTGGGCGAGAAGTTACGATCAAGGTATCCGAAGACAATGAAAACGGTGCTGTGATCGTATATACTAGTGATGTTTGATAATTTATTTTTTAACTTTTATTTTGGAGTATTGAAATGGCTAAGAACGAAAAGACTGTTAACCCTCGCGTAACTCAGATTTTTAACGATCTTGAAGATTTTCTAGAGTTTTGCCGAGACTTTGGCTACAAGTATGATGAATCTGAACTATATAGCAATCGTAGTTTTGCGTATCGTCAGTATCAAAAGTGCTTGTCTGGTAAGCAGCCAAAGAACATGTGGGAAATTGACGGCGCAAAGCTTAAAGATCGAGCTTAAACTATAAGTAAAATGACCGGTATTGAAATGATACCGGTCATTTATTAAAGAAATGACACAAAGGTTTACATGAGAAAGTTATACTATTGCGGTCTAGAGCCGTACAAGGCGCGATACACATTACAGCTTCAAGAATGGAATCGCGCGGTATTTGAGAAGCGGGGGATTGATTATGTAATTGTCCCGGGCGATACACTAAGTAATGATCAAGCGATAGTAACTGGTCAAGTACTAGATGCACATGGTCGAACTTATTTTGGCATGAGTCAACTAATGAATCTTGTCAAGATGATGAAAGAAGGATATGTCACTAGTGAAGATGTGATTTACTTTGAAGATATGTTTCAACCGGGCATTGAGTCCTTGCCGTATATTCTAAAGCAAGTTGACCATTCGATGCGTCCCAAGATTTTTGTTCGATGCTTAGCGCAATCGATTGATCCCGATGACTTTGTGCATGTATGGGGTATGCAAGATTTCATGGCAGCATACGAATACATGGTTGATTCGTTTGTAGATGGCATACTTGCTACTAACGAAGAAATGGTAATGCACATGAAGATCGCAGGCTGGAAGGCGCCGATCTATAATATTTCAGGTCTTGCGTTCGGTAAGAATGAAGTTCGTAGTCGTGTTAATCATAATCTTGTTCCATTCAATAAGCGCAGATTGCGTGTGGGATTTGCTGCTCGCTGGGATCAGGAGAAGCAGCCAGACTTCTATATGGACCTTATCGAATTGTACTTTAAGCGTAACCCAACTATAGATACTGAATTCTGTGTCTTTAGTGGTAGCAAATTAAAGAGCAATAATGAAAGTTATATGCAGCGTACAAGTTGCATGCAGCGCGACGGTAAACTTAAGGTTTACGAAGATCTTGAAAAGAATGAGTATTATGAACTATTGAAGGATACCCGTGTTCTATTCAATTGTGCATTGCAGGACTGGGTATCAAACACAGTCAGTGAAGCCGATACTCTGGGTTGCAATGTATTGTATCCTGCATATCGTAGCTTTCCAGAGACATTTGCAAACGATCATGAAAGGATGTATATCCCATGGTCTCTTACAGATGCAGTTGAAAAGCTTGAAAAGCTATTAGCTGCACCTCATAAGAATATCGGTAAAATCAGCGATTACAACGATGGCACGATTGATCGAATCTGTGATATTCTTGAGGATAAGGGTGAAGCTATGCTTAGAATGTCTACCGACTATCGCAAATATACCCGCGAGACAAAATATTAATAGAATTTACACAAACATCGTGTATAAATATGTTCGTAGGATGCCTAACGGGTCCTACGAATTCTTGCTTAATTAAGGAGAAACACAATGAGCAAAGTTATAGGTATTGACCTTGGTACAACCAATTCCTGCGTTGCGGTAGCAGAGAATGGTCAGACAAAAGTAATTGAAAATTCAGAGGGTGCCCGCACAACCCCGAGCATCGTTGCTTATACTAACAATGAAATCCTAGTAGGTGCTGGCGCAAAGCGTCAGTCGGTAACGAACCCCAAAAATACAATCTATGCAGCTAAGCGTCTAATCGGTCGCAAGTTCAAGGAACCTGTTGTTCAGAAGGATATTGACTTGATGCCCTTCACTATTGTCGAAAATGATAACGGTGATGCATGGATCAAGGCTCAGGATAAGGAGCTTGCGCCGCCGCAGGTATCGGCCGAAGTTCTACGCAAGATGAAGAAGACTGCTGAAGACTATCTTGGTCACGAAGTAACACAAGCAGTAATTACTGTTCCTGCATACTTCAATGATAGTCAGCGTCAGGCAACTAAGGATGCAGGTCGCATTGCAGGACTTGAAGTATTGCGTATCATTAATGAGCCAACTGCTGCCGCACTAGCATATGGTGCAGACAAAACTGATAAAACTGATCGTAAGATCGCTGTTTACGATCTAGGTGGTGGTACATTCGATATCTCAATCATTGAGATTGCAGACGTTGATGGCGACAAGCAGATTGAAGTATTGTCTACGAATGGTGATACATTCTTAGGTGGTGAAGACTTTGACCAGCGCATTATGGATTACATTGTTGCAGAGTTCAAAAAGGAACAAGGCGTCGATCTAACTAAGGATGTGCTTGCACTACAGCGACTAAAGGAAGCCAGCGAAAAGGCTAAGATCGAGCTATCGGCTAGCGCACAGACCGATGTAAATCTACCATATATCACTGCTGATGCAAGTGGTCCAAAGCATTTGAATGTCAAGATCACTCGCAGTAAGCTAGAGAGCATTGTAGAAGAGTTGATCGAGCGTAGTATTAAGCCGTGTAAGCAGGCTATGCAGGACGCAGGCGTAACAGCAGCCGACATTGATGAGGTAATTCTTGTCGGTGGTATGACTCGCATGCCAAAGGTACAGGAAGCTGTTGAGAAGTTGTTTGGCAAGTCTCCGCGTAAGGATGTAAACCCAGACGAAGCTGTAGCGGTAGGTGCTGCAATTCAGGGTGCAGTTCTTTCTGGTGATCGTACTGATGTACTATTGCTGGATGTTACACCACTAAGTCTTGGTATCGAAACTATCGGTGGCGTATTCACTAAGATCATCAAGAAGAATACTACTATTCCTACAAAGGCATCACAAATCTTTAGTACTGCCGATGACAATCAGCCAGCGGTAACTATTAAGGTCGGACAGGGTGAGCGTGAACTGTTCTCATACAACAAGGAACTTGGTATCTTTAATCTAGATGGTATTAGTCCTGCTCCACGCGGTACTCCGCAGATCGAAGTTACTTTTGACATCGACGCGAACGGTATCATGAATATCGGTGCTAAGGATAAGAGTACTGGAAAGGAAAACAAGATCACGATCAAGAGTAATTCCGGTCTATCCGACGATGAAATCAATCAGATGGTTCGTGAGGCGGAAGAAAATGCAGATGCCGACAAGAAGCAAGTTGAGCTGATTCAGGCTCGCAACAATGCTGAAGCGGTGCTACATACTACTAAGAAAGACTTTGACAAGTACAAGGATCAACTAACCGAAGATGAGCGAAACAATGCTCAGAATGGCATCGATACTATCGAAAAGGCTATTTCGGGTACAGATGTAGAAGCAATTAGTAAGGCTGTAACTGACGCTTATACTGCATTCGGTCCAATCATGACTAAGAAGCAAGATGCAGAAAAGCCGGTAGCAGACGAACCAATCGAAGCAGAAGTAGTCTAAACATGAAAGGGAGATGGTTAATTCTATCTCCCTTTTTTGTCAGTTTTAGTGATAGAAGATAAATACATATATTGACGGGGTATGATAGATCCCATCAATTTTTATAAAATATAAGGTGTAAGGAAGCTTATATGTCGCAATATTATGTATATTTGTATCTAAATCCCCTAGAACCTGGACAATTTTCTACTTCGTTTTGTTCTTTTTTGTTCAAACCCTTTTATGTAGGTAAAGGGAAGGCTAATCGTTTATTCGATCACTTGAAGGACGCTCGTCCGTCAAGAAAACATAAAAATAGTCATAAATTAAATACTATACGAACCATTCAAAAGAACGGTATGCATCCGTATATAGTAAAAATAAGTAAAGAGCTATCAGAAGATGAGGCTCTGACCCTAGAATTATCATTAATACTAGAGTTAAAGAACCAGTACGGTCTTACTAATATTAGAACACAAACATGGAAGTCTAGTGATTCTAAGAAATCGAATAGAAAAGTATTCAACAGTTCTAGAAAAGACACCATCACTATTTACAATTTGCTACTGTGCGAACACGCAATTATAAAAGCCTCACAACTTCATGTATATGAAGACATATTCGGTAAGAGTAACATCGTAAACACTACTGAAATAAAATTTCGAGTGGGCTCTAGAATAGAAAAAGCAAGACACGGCACTAGCAACGGGATGTACGGGAAATCTGCGGTCAAAGGAAGAAAATGGTGCATCGTTGACGATAAA